GCTGATGGAATCTTTGAACAAGTCGCTGAAGGTCTAGCAGACACTCAGAAAGACAAGCTCGCTTCACTTGCCGAAAGTGTTGAGTTTGAAAGTGAAGAAGAATATCGTGAAAAACTGGAGACTTTGAAGGAATCATATTTCCCTTCAAGAGTTGTATCTCCTTCAACTAAATCTGATACTCTCTCTGAGGGTGTAAGTGTTGCTCACGAGTCACACTCACCAGCAATGGCTGCTTACTTAAAGAGCCTCTCAGCATTTAGTAAATAATTGAATTTAATATAATTCAAACCCAAAAACGCACTTTAGTAAAAAGGTAAAACGCAAATGTTCCATTCCGAGCATCTGCAGGAAAAGTGGGCACCTCTACTGGACTATCAGGGTCTAGATTCAATCAAAGATTCTCATCGTAGAGCTGTAACCGCTGTCCTGCTCGAAAACCAAGAAAGATTTTTAAGAGAGCAATCTGCTTTCGATAACGGTTCCATGGGTATGCTCATGGAGTCACCAACCAATAGCGGCAATGCTGCCAATGCTACTGGTGGTTTCGGTGGTAGCGCCGCTGCTGGTGGTCCTACCGCAGGTTTCGATCCCGTACTGATCTCACTGATCCGTCGTTCGATGCCTAACCTGATCGCCTATGACGTTGCAGGCGTTCAACCAATGAGCGGTCCTACTGGACTCATCTTCGCAATGCGCTCCCGCTACACCAACCAGAGTGGCGCTGAAACCTTCTATAACGAAGTTGATTCTGCATTCTCTGGTCAGGATTCGTCCTTTGCTCTTGCTGGATTTGCTGGTACTTCAACTGGTATCGGTACAACCACTCAAAGTGGTTCAAACCCAGCAGTTCTAAACGCTGCTTCAGTTGCTGCTGCTGACTATAATGTTGGCGAAGGTATGCTAACTGGTGATTCGGAAAATCTTGGTGCTTCTGGTCACGATTTCAACCAGATGGCATTCTCGATTGAGAAAGTCACCGTTACTGCAAAGTCACGCGCTCTGAAGGCTGAGTACTCACTCGAGCTCGCTCAAGACCTCAAGGCAATTCATGGTCTGAATGCTGAAGCGGAATTAGCAAATATTCTCTCAACTGAGATTCTTGCTGAAATCAACCGCGAAGTTATTCGTACCATCTACATGACCGCTGAAAAGGGTGCTTCACAAAACGTTGCTACCGCTGGCGTATTTGACCTCGACGTTGACTCCAATGGTCGTTGGTCAGTTGAGAAGTTCAAGGGTCTACTCTTCCAGATCGAGCGTGATGCTAACGCAATCGCACAAAGAACTCGTCGTGGAAAGGGCAACATCATCCTCTGCTCTGCAGACGTTGCTTCCGCTCTAACCATGGCTGGCGTTCTGGATTACACCCCAGCACTCAACGCTAACCTAACCGTTGATGACACCGGCAACACCTTTGCTGGTACTCTGATGGGCAAATTCCGCGTCTACATTGACCCATATGCATCCAACCTCACTGCAGGTAATGGTGCTCCAACAGGTGGTAACCAGTACTACGTTGTTGGTTATAAGGGTTCTTCACCTTATGACGCTGGACTATTCTATTGTCCTTATGTTCCTCTCCAAATGGTTCGTGCCGTTGGTGAGAACAGCTTCCAGCCCAAGATCGGCTTTAAGACCCGTTACGGTCTCGTTGCAAACCCATTTGCAGAGGGTCTTACCCAGGGTCTCGGAGCACTCAAGACCAACTCTAACCGTTACTACAGAAGAGTTGCTGTTAAGAACCTCATGTGATCTATTTCACATAGAGATTCAGGAGGGTCCGCAAGGACCCTTTTTTTTATCTAAATACTTAAAAAAATCATGACTAGCGGGCAGATAGATAATAGAAACTTTTTATCCCCAACAGGGTTTAAGTTTACTCTAACAAGGACACCCAAAGTTGCTTTCTTCTGTAATCAAGCAAACATTCCAGATTTAAACCTTGGGGTCGCTGTTCAACCATCATATACCAAAATGTTACCAACTCCTGGTGACATTATTGAATTTGGAGATTTGAGTTTAAGATTTTTGGTTGATGAGAATCTTGAGAACTACATGGAAATACAAAACTGGATACGTGGTTTAGGATTTCCAGAGGATCTTCAACAGTTTGATGACTTTGAAAAATCGGGTATATCCAGAGGAAATTATGAAAAAGATCGTCAAAACATATATTCCGATGGAACACTTCAAGTCTTAACAAGTAGCCAGATACCAAACTTTCAAATAAGATTTCAAGATTTGTTTCCATACTCATTGTCAACAATGACGTTTGATGCTACGGAAACTGATATTCAATACTTTACAGCAGATGTAACTTTCAAGTATACTATATACAACATTTATGATTTACAAGGAAATAAATTATGAGCATTGATTTGGATACTATCCAAAAAATGTGGGAACAAGATTCTAAAATTGATCCAGATAACTTGCATACAGAATCATTAAATATTCCAATTCTTCATGCAAAATATTTTGATTTATATAACACAATAAACTTATTAAAGAAAAAGGCAGAACAACAAAGAAAAAAAATAAGACACGAAAGATACGAATACTTTACAGGAAAAGCGGATCCTGATGTTTATTTGGAAAATCCTTTTCCCAAAAAAATTAGAGATAAAGAAACTCTTCAAGGATACTTGGATTCTGACGAAAAATTATCACAAGTTGCTCTCAAAATTGAGTACTATGAAACTCTCCTAAATTATATTGAGAGTATTCTTAAAGTGATTCAAAACAGAACTTATCAAATTAAGAATGCCATTGAATTTATAAAGTTCCAGGCAGGATATGGTTGACGCAACAAATTTGGTCATAAGCAAATCAAATGAAGTTTTTTTAAAAATAAAAACTGAACCTCATATCGAGTATGAATTAAGGGATCACTTCAAATTTGAAGTACCTAATGCAAAATTCATGCCTCAATATAGAGGAAGAAATTGGAATGGTGAAATACATCTGTATGACATGAGATCTAAACAGATGTATGTTGGTCTTTTAGACAAACTTGTAAGTTTTTGTGAGCAATATGGATATTCTTACAAGTTTGAAGATAATAAATTTTATGGACAACCATTCGAACTCAACGAAGGAATATCCTTCGAAGGGGTAAAGGATTATATGTCTTCTATTTGTTCACATTCTCCTCGCCAGTATCAAATAGAGGGAGTATACGATGCTCTACGACATAACCGAAAATTACTGATATCACCCACAGCCTCAGGAAAATCCTTGATGATTTATTCCCTTGTAAGGTATTATGTAGATAAAGGACAAAAAATTCTTCTAGTTGTTCCAACGACATCTTTGGTAGAGCAGATGTACAAGGATTTCCAAGACTATGGTTGGGATGCTGAATCATATTGTCACCGTATCTATTCCGGTAGAGAAAAAACAAATGAACATCCAGTTACGATTACAACTTGGCAATCTGTTTATAAACTAGAAAGATCATTTTTTGAAGATTATAGTGTAATTATAGGTGATGAAGCTCATTTATTCAAGTCCAAGTCTCTTGTAGAGATTATGACTAAACTTCATCATGCAAAATATCGTTTTGGATTTACTGGAACTTTAGATGGAACTCAAACTCACAAATGGGTTTTAGAAGGTCTGTTTGGCCCATCATATAAAGTAACCAAAACTGATGAGTTAATGCGACAAGGACATCTTTCGCAATTGGATATTCAATGTATAGTTCTCAAACATTCTCCGCAAAAGTTTGAAACCTATGAAGATGAAATTCAATATTTAATTTCTCATCAACAAAGAAATAAATTCATAACAAACCTTGCATTGGATCTAAAAGGAAATACCCTTGTTCTTTTTTCAAGAGTAGAATCTCATGGAGCAATACTTTATGAAAGGATAAATACTAACAAGCGAAATGATCGTAAAGTATTTTTTATTCATGGTGGAGTTGATACCGAAGAAAGAGAATTGGTTAGAGAAATTACAGAAAGAGAAAACAACGCAATCATTGTTGCTTCTTACGGAACTTTTTCTACCGGTATCAATATTAAAAATCTTCACAATGTCATTTTTGCTTCTCCAAGTAAATCTAGAATCAGAAATCTTCAAAGTATAGGTCGTGTTCTAAGGAAAGGAAAAAACAAAGCAAAAGCAACTCTGTATGATATTGCTGATGACTGTACTTATAACTCAAGAAAAAATTATACTTTAAATCACTTGATAGAAAGAATTAAAATTTATAACGAAGAAAACTTTAACTATGAAATAATCACCATACAACTTAAGAAAAAATGATAGAAGATGATTTTTACTGCACTCTTAAATTAAAAACAGGCGAAGAGATCTTTGCTAAAGTTGCTGCCTCTGAAGAAGAAGACAGAACTATTTTAATTATTTCTAACCCAATCACTATTAATGAGATTAAAAGTAGAACAGGTATTGCTGGATATAAAATAGAACCTTGGTTAAAAACAACCAAAGAAGATATGTTCATTATTAATCTTGAAGATGTCTTGACTCTTTCCGAATCTTCTGATATTGAAATGATTATGATGTATCAATCCTACGTAAGACAATCAAGCAGAGAGAAGAATAACGAACCAAAGTTGAGTCGTAAAATGGGATATATTGCCAATGTCAATGATGCAAAGGAGCTCTTGGAGAAGCTTTATAAAAATAGCTAAAGTTAATCTTATCAACCTCCACAAAGGTAATTGTATCAACTTTTGAATACCTTGTCAAGCATTTATATAAATGCTATAATTCATACATATTATGAGTTAACCTAATGATAACTACAGCAGTTATGACCAAAAGAAAGAGGTCAGAGCACTACGTAAACAACAAAGAGTTTCTTGCAGCACTGATTAAATATCGGGAAGATAAAGAGATTGCAGAAATTCAGGGAAAACCAAAGCCCCCTATTCCAAGGTATATTGGAGAGTGCTTTCTTAAGATTGCCAATCACCTGTCTTTTAAACCAAACTTCGTGAACTACATGTTCAAGGAAGATATGATTTCTGATGGTATTGAAAACTGTGTTCAGTACATTCACAATTTCAATCCAGAGAAGTCACAAAATCCTTTTGCATACTTCACTCAAATTATTCACTACGCTTTCCTTCGTCGTATTCAAAGAGAGAAGCGTCAATTGGAAATCAAAAATAAAATCCTTGAGCGTTCTGGTTTCTCTGAAGTTTTCTCTGATGACAACTCGGTTGACGGGGGGAACTATTCCGATTATAATAGCATCAAAGATGGTGTCCATTCGAAACTTCGCTATTGAATGAAAGTAGCAATTATTACAGACCAACATTTTGGTGCAAGAAAGAATTCTAAACTCTTTCATGATTATTTCCTGAAGTTCTATAATAACGTATTTTTCCCTACGCTCGAAGAGCAAGGGATTACTACTGTGGTAGATATGGGAGATACTTTTGATAGTCGTAAAGGAATTGATTTTTCTGCACTATCTTGGGCTAAAAATAATTACTATGACCGTCTCCAAGAAATGGGAGTAAAGGTTCATACAATTGTTGGAAATCATACTGCATATTATAAGAATACTAACAATGTAAATGCAGTTGATTTGCTTTTACGTGAGTACGATAATGTGACTGTATATTCAGAACCAACCGAAGTGATGTTGGATAAACTCCGAACACTTTTTATACCCTGGATTAATCAAGAAAATGAGGAAAGCACTCTCAAACTTATTCAAAAGACAACTTGCCCGTGTGCGATGGGGCACCTTGA